TTCAAATACTTGAGCTTCTCTATCTTTGTCTACACCTTTAATTACTATCTCTCCAGCACCTTTAGTATCGAATCCGACTCCAACACCTAACATACTAGCATCCATAAGGAAACAGAATGGTTTCGCGTAATCCTCTTTAATTGTACTAGTGGACACAAAAGCACAATTATTTAAAGCCGCATATAGTCCTTTCTCCTCTGTAACTGCTGTTCCCATAGCCCACAGACCACGACCTGGTGGTAAAAACTTCATCGTGAAAATTCGCTCATACATATCTTGAGCTGACTTTTGTGCTTGCCATGGATTCCAACCTAATTGATGTGAGTCTATCCAATTCTTTTGCATGGTGTAGGTTCCTTCAACAACTCGTTGAACGGTTTCCCACCACCGTTCATTTTTACCATCTTCTTTTATTCTTGAATATGTTCTCATATAAACTAACTCACCGAGTCCATTAAAACCAAATGGTGGCTTTTTTCTTTTATATTTGTTTATAAACTTTTCCGATAACGTAAACTTTTCCATTCTGTATCCTTATAATCTTTCCTAGTAACATAGATAAATATAATATATATTAAATCATAATTACAATTTTATTCAAATCCTTCAACTTTTTTTTCCATGTCCTTATATTTGTTTGCTAACTCTTGTCTTAAGAACTCGGAACTATTATTCATTTTATCTTGTGTATCTTTTCCAAACTGACTACTACCCTCATGTATCTTTACGACACCGATGTTAGTATTAATTGTAGATGGATATGTAACACCATCAATACCAAATCTATTTTTTATCACATGAAATCTACCTGTGTTTGCAATCTTATCTTCTACCTTACGACTCATACTAATAACAAAGTCAGCTGTCATTACCTTACTATAATCTTCAGCTACTTTATCAGCACCAATCACATCTTCTTCTAGAGCTGAACGATTAGCCTGTGAAGCAGTCCATATAGGGATTTCCAACTCACCAGCTAGTCCACGTAAATCTTCATAGATGTTTCCTATTGCATGTCTCTTCTCCTTGAAGTTTCCTGTAGGCATTAGGATATCTGCATAGTCTACAATCACCATGTCAATATCAACACCACTTAACTCTATCTGTTTTAGATGTGAACCTAACGTTTGAACCGAAGCAGCTTTGGTTGGAAAGTATTTGATAAGTAATTTACCAGGTAGTTTTGACAGTTGTTTTTCTATCTCTTCTTTATGATATTTTATATTAGCAGTTGTAACTCCACTAAATATAGAATCATATCTAAGTCCAACATAGTTTTCGTTTAACTCTAAAGAATAATGAACTACTGTTTTACCTTGTTTAATTACTTCTGAACCTAAAGCTTGTAATGTCCAAGACTTACCAATACCAGCAGGTGCAACTACAACACCAAGTTCACCAGGACCTAGACCACCATCTGTTATATCATTAATGACATCCCAAGGTGTTTTAACTGTAATTCTAGCTGAGTCTTCTAACCTCATTTCTAATGATGGAATATAGTCATGACCTAAATCTCTAGTAGTACCAGCTTTCATTGCATTATCTATAGTTGATTTTATTCCATCGTAATCTTTATTTTCTAACATTTCAACAGATTCTAATATAGCATTTTTTAACGTTTGATTCTTACAGAAATCTAATGTTTCTGATTGTACAAATTCTAGGTCTGTTGCTTCAATATTCTTCCAAACATCTCGTAACTTTTCTACAACACCAGATTTTAATACATCGTTATCTATTTCATCTACCTTATACTTCACGACTTCCAATGTAGGTTGTTTCTTATATTCATAAAAGTAATCTCTAACAGCCTTAACTAACCACTTGTTTGAATCTGAATCAAACATATCTGGTTCTAATATATCACTAATAGTTTGAATAAATTTTACATCACTCATTAAAGATGCAATAATTTTTGATTGAAATGATGTTCCAAATTGTGTTAGTGTTTCACTCATTTACTCTCCTTTCTAAAAACAAAAACTGGTTCATATTTATAACCCTTTCCCATAATACTTGATAATGTTAATTGTAATGTTTCCTCTTGAACAAATCCTAACTCTTTAGATATACGAATTGTTTCAGTTTCTATAAAATCATATTTAGGAGTATTTGCAATATTAATCAACATATACCTATTATCTTTTAATCCATTATAACAATTTTGAATGGTCTTCTTCAGAAATCCATTTACCCATTCATTTTTAGTAGGGAACTTAACAAAACTTTGTGTACTTTCCAAGCTATATTTTTCAGTATCAAAGTAAGGTGGTGAAGTGAAACACAAGTCGAGTGACTCTTCTTTAGGTTTGTATTCTTCACTCCCGAGTTTATAAATATCAATCTGTTTTCCAAAATACGAAAAATCTTTCACCATCCTTTGAAGTCCATCATAAGTTTTGGATGATGGTTCTGTTCCTATATAGTGTTTAGTATTTGAAGCAGTTAGAAATCCCAATAGTCTACCACCCCATCCACAACTCATATCCCAAACAACATCACCACCATATTTTTGATAAATAAGTTTAGCTGCTGTTGGTCTAAAATTACTCACAGATTGTGTACCAGTATATATTTTTATCGATTGTCTTAGTCTGTTTTCATGAAACTTATTTTTTTCCATACCCTCTTCACCTTTAAAATGTTTCATGTTCCAATTCCAACATTTTTTAATAGTCGATTTGAATTTATCATCATCATGAAAAATTTCCATAGGGGACATTTTAGCACCACCACAACGAACTTCCCAAAAGTGTGGGAAGTATGTCCAAGCCAATCTTAAACAGTGCATAGTCTGAACTATTTTATTTCCATCCAATATCGTATCAACATCAAACTTTTTTAGTTTTTTCATGTGTGTGTATTTTTCATCATCACGAATCATATAGTGGGGAAATCCGTGTCGTCTGTAGTATTTAAATATTACGTCTACACCATAATCTATATCTACATTTCGAATATCATTTGTAACTCTATGAAACTCAAGGTCTAGTGAGGGAACATCTAAATACTTACTTAATACATTATAATCTACACTCATTTATTATGTGTCTTCTCGGCGTAACTATTTAACTGATTAAAGTTGTTAAGTAACCAACTCGTTACATTTGGTAAAGCTGTAAATAGTTTATCCTCTAAAAACATTTTCTCAAACTTAAACTTAACCAATCTGTTGATTGGTGAATTTACTGCATCAATTATCTTTGTTTTTGTTGAACCTGATATATCAACATCTGATAATTGCATTAGTTTATAGTTTAGTTCTATTGTGTCTTTATGTTCTGGTAACTCATTTACAACTTCATCCATCTTAACAATACGATTTTCACTAAGGAATGGTAATTTCTTTTGAATTGTTTTTAGTCCAAGACCACGAACACCACTAATATTATCTGACTTATCACCATCCAATACTCTATACCAAATAAGATTGTGAGATGAAATACCATACTCGTCTAAAACTTTATCTTCATCATACATCTTCTTTTTAGTTGGACTCCAAATTTTTATTCTTCCATTTGCCAACTGTAAGAAATCTTTATCGGTAGACATTATAGTAATCTGTGAATCAGTTAAAACTTGTCTACAGATATATCCTATTGTATCATCAGCTTCGATGTTATCATATGATAGTACGGTTACTGGTAATGTATCTAGATACTCAACCACTCTTTGTATTTGCATAATCATATTCATCTTTTCATCATCTTGTGATGCAAAACTATTAGAACGATTGACTCGATACTTTGTTTTTCTGTTTTGTTTGTATTCAGGATATATTTTGCGACGGCGATTAGAACCACCCTTACCATCAAAAGCAATGATGACACGAGTGGGCCTAATCATATTTATTACATAACCAATACTTCTTAAGAAACCAACTATTCCACCAATATGAATACCATCATCATTGGTAGTTGGTATAACACTAAACACTCGGATAAACGTGTTTAGGCCATCTATAATTAGTACTTTGTCATTTGGTTCTCCACCGTCAATAGAACCACCTTTTTTCTTTATCTCATCGAGTATAGACAAATATTTAGCATTACTCACTTACTTCCTCTTCCACCACTACATCATCAATTCCAAAATTCTTTTCATATTTTAGAATGACTTTATCACAAATAAGTTCGTAACAATGTGATTTGAAGTCTTCGTCTTTAAAGTAATCAGCCCAATCCTTAGATTGAAACTTAATCTCTTTTCCATTGTGGTCATCCATAGTGTACCAAGCACCACCTTGTTTTACAAGTTTGTGTTCTTTTAATACCTTTAACCAACTACCTTCGTTATCAATACCACTTTCAAAATAAAGTTCGAAATCAGCGTGTCTCATGGGTGGGCCAAGTCTGTTCTTAATGACTTGAGCTCTCATCTTCATTCCGATGGTATTGTTTTTCTTGTCTTTGATTTGACCAACATTCTTTAGTCTGATACGAGTTGAAGCGTGAAATGGTAAAGCTTTACCACCACTTGTAGTCCAAGGATCTCCAAACATCACACCAAGTTTTTGTCTAAGTTGATTTGTAAATACGAGAGCTATCTTCTGTCTTCCAATCATCTGAGTGATTTTTCTCATTGCCTTTGAAAGAATAATAGCTTTAGAAGTAGCCCAACCATCTTTGTCGAACTCTGCTTCTAATTCTACTTTGGTTGAAGCTGCAGCCAATGAATCTACTAAGATAGTAACTAATCTATTCTTATCAGATTCACGAACTTTTGCAACAATCTCTTCTATAGCAGAAAAAATATCTTCTACTGTTTCTAGATGTAAGTACAACATACTTTCAACATCTAAACCAATAGCTTCTAAGAACTCTGTACTAACAGCAGTCTCTGTATCTATGTAAACAGCAACACCACCTTTTTTCTGTGTCTCAGCAAGTATGTGAGCACCAATTAAAGATTTACCACTTGATTCAAGACCATTTAATTCTGTGATTCTACCAACTGCAATGCCACCATCTGGTCGATTAGATATTGCTAAGTCTAACATTGTTGAACCTGTTGAAATAAAGTCTTTTACATCTGTGGGTGTTGTGTCTGAACCATCCAAAAAGTATGCAACTTTCATATCTTTGAATTGTTTATTTATTGTGTCAGCTAAGACACCAGCTAATTCGTCTCTAGTGGACATAAGTTTCTCCTATATAAAAGTGGGTGTGCCCGGCTTTGTAAAGTATCCTTTGCACACACTCGGTTTTATTAGTGTTGGCTTCAACACCCACTATTATGGTTTATTTAGTTATTAAATAAGTCGTCAAATGCATCTGAAGTTTCTTTAGAATTATAAGAAGCAGGTTCTACTTTTGGAGTAGATTCTTCTTCTTCTTTTGTTTCTTCAGATGAACCACCGTTTAGATATTCATTCAATGCAGTAGTTAACTCTTCATAAGAAAGTTCTTGATATATATCAGTAATATTCTTTTGATTTTCAGTTAATGTTTCCATCATTGAAGCATCTTCGGTGATAGGTGTTTGATTAGGTTTTACTCTTATCGATGTAGATGGGAAACTAGCACCAGTCTCCTCAGCTGTTTTGAACTCTACAGCAACATCACGACCACTAACGTTATCTGTGATATCACCATAATCTGGATCTGCGATTATAGAAAGAAGTTCTTGATAAACAGTCTTTCCAAATCCCCAAAACTTAACCCCTTGACCTTCTTCACCACGAACAACTACAGGTGCATAAGTTCTCATTTTTGCTTCAACCTTTTTACCTAAACGGTAATCATCTTTTGAACCAGTTCCTTTTAGTTTCTGAGCGAACTCTTCAATTGGATCTGGTCTACCAAAAGATATTGGTGACAGATAATTTTTTCCACCTAAGTCGTAGTGAAAATACAACTCGATGAATGGATTATCTTTGTTGAACTTATAAGGCACAATACGAACAATTTGGTTACCAGGTGATGGTTTCCAAAGATTTGATGTTCTGTTATTTGTGGTTTGAAGTTGGTTAAGACGGTTTTTGATTGCATTTAAATCCATTATTATTCTCCATTATTTAATTAGTTAATTAGTAATTGTTACTTTCGTAACCATTGTTTATATA